ACAATGGATTACATGACCAACAATTTCCGTACCGTCCTTCTCTTTTCTTCGTGTGAGAAATATTATTTCGTCGGCTGCGAATTTAAGACCTGACCCACCGCCCATTTCTTTCTGCGGATACATTGACCCGATAATATCATAGGTATGATTGGTCACAACCATAGGCACCTTTGCTCGCCCGAGCTTTAGGGTAAGAACCCGAAACGCAGCCTTCAGAACTGCGGCCCGAGTCATGTCCTTTGTCTCTTTGCCTTCGGTGCTATCTTCCATTTCCTTTGTGGTTGAAAGCATACCAAGACTGTCTAGACATATCATCAATGGGAGTCTATTCGATTCCTTGTCTTCCATATACTTCTCTAGAACCACTAGAGCCTGATGTCGAAATTGTTGAACTGTGGACACAGGAACAATCACCATTCGGGTAAGATCAATACCCCGAGCTAAAAGCATTTGCTTTGTAATAGCAGATTCACTCTCAAAGAAAATCACGCCGCCTGTTGGGTTGTCCTTTAAAAATTGACTGACCACTCCCATAGTAAAATATGTCTTCCCTGTGGAAGACTCACCTGCGAATGCAGTAATCTTATTACCAGGAAGCCCCTCGTAAATAGAACCAGACAAAAGTGCATTCAAAGTATACGAACCCGTATCAATATATCTATCTACATCTGCATAGGTATCCACAAACTCATTGTAAGATACCAAGGCGTTTCCTAACGCTCGAATATCACCCATATTAATAAATCTCCTTCACAATATCACAAATTCCTAACTTCAATGCTTCCTTTGCAGTCAGCCATCGGTCTTCTGGAGGAAGTAAAAACTCCCGAATCTTTTTCTCTGTCAATCCAGTACACTTCTTGTAATGATTAATCATCATTCTGCTAGTAACGTCGAATCCTTTTTGGGCAGCAAACAATTCATGCTCTTTGCCATACGAACCCCAAGAATACTGGTGAGACAAAATTGCAGTATTTGGAGTAAGAAGTCGAAGCCCCTTTGTTCCAGACATAAAGATCAAAAGCCCGGCACTCGAAATCTCACCAATTCCAACAGTTGAAATTTTCGCAGTTGCCCCTCGCATCACATCAATCAATGCAAAGGCATCGCTCAAATTCCCACCAGGAGAATTAATGAACATTTTTAATTCTACCCATGGATCGTCTGTCAGTTCATTTTTTAGAATCCACTCAATGGCTGGCTTGCATGTGTCTGCGCTAATGCCACCCATCAACAAATGCATTCCGCTATTATCTAACGAAACTTCACCGGTCGCATCACTACTCATAATTTAAATCCTCACCATTATTATCATTTAACCAAAAAAATCTTCTAGTGTTGAAATTCGTTCTGTCTTCCACCCAACTTTACTCAAAATAATATTAAGAGGATCAACAAAGGCCTTCTGGAATTGCTTATCATAATCAATATATTTTTCCAAATCAAATTCGCTGGGCAATGAATCGCTCATGGAAATAACAGATTCGTGAATATGATTTGGTTCTTTTAGATAGGCAAACTTAATCTTATCTCCATCTTGAATGGCTGGATACTTTTTTGTCGCCTTATGTTTTCTGAGCAACATATTATATAGTAGTGCTCCCTTGACATGAATCGGTGTTCCCTTAATATAAAGGTCTTTGATACCCTTATATTTTTGAAGCCCATTAATGCCCCGAGGAAACGCAACATCTTCTGGAGGTAACGTATCAAACTCTTCCCGAAATTGTTCGATGAACTGAATAATATCCTCTTCGGTATCGTTCATCATAATGTACATTGCTTGCCTAATCTTCTCCCGGCAGGCTCCTGGCGTACTTGATTTGACTGCTTCAATGCCCATCATCTTTAGCTTGGGCTCTGCATAGCGCACACCCTCGCTATCATGTACGTTAAGAATGTACCGCTTTTTGGCAGTCCACAATCCTTTGTCTGCAATAACTTCTCTTGCCATGACCATCTTCTGCTCATAGGCATTTACATATTCTGCCAACTCTTCATAACACTTATCAATGAAGGGAATAAACTGCTCTCGGCAAGCCTTATCTAAATAGTCAACAACACCACCAGCTCCTATTCTATCCACACCCACTGCATTAATCAATGGTCCCATATTCACATAGATGGAATCTGTGTCGCTCGCAATAACATAATCCACGTTGTCTGTCTTTAGTGTGCTATTAAGAAACTGATTCATCTTGTTTTCAATCCAACGGATCGAAAGTTGACCAGACTTTGTTACTGCTTCGGCAAGTCGGATGTCATAGTAACGAAAATATTGATTCCCAATAGCTCCGTAGGCAGAGTTCAACTGTACCTTGCGCGCAAGCTGAATATTATCGCAGCGTGCAATCTCATCTTCTATGGCTTTCTTATCATCGGGCTTGCACGTTTGGAGTTTCTTCTGGGCATCAATCATCATGCCCTTGTACTTCTTACGTTCACTGTATAATGTTTCCATCATCTCGGGAAGAAACCCTCTATGGGTTTTGGTGAACGCAGCGCCATTGGGCGCAATGGTACAATTGTGTTTAGTGTAATCGCCAGTATAAAATGTCTTGTCTAGCATCCCTTCGATGCTCACTGTCTGAGGCAGATAGCTATCCAGAGTCTCTGGCGAAATGTTGTACTGCATAATCAAATGCGGATACAGACTGTTTAGGTCAAACGACACCACCCATTCATGCATACCAACCTGAGGGTCCTTTACATAAGCACCAGTGTATTGTTCATTCTTAGATTCTCCTTTATTCACCGGCACTACAATATTGCCTTCGCGCAGGTGATTGAAAATCATGGTGTCCCACATCCGCACTTGAGCAAACGTATCGTTGAAGTTGACCTTTGCGGAGTACGCAAGAGCCAATACCATATCAATAAATCCCATCTTATCATCGAGTTCGTCAACAATTGCAACATCTTGAATATTATATTCAACAAACTTCTGATAGTTCATTTCATAGAAGTCGTTCATTGAACCAAACTCAGAATAATCGAGCTTCTTTTTACCCAACTCTACATGAGCGATATGATCTAACCTATAGCTCTCCTGCTGTGTGTATGTGAACTTTTTATACATCTCCATATAATCGAGAATGCAAATGCCTGTGAGTGTCAGAGCAGTCTGTTCTCGACCATAGATAACGGCCTTTCGTGATGATATGTGTCGCCACGGGCTCAGCATCTTTGAATACTTTGCATCATACACGCGCGCAAGGCGATTCACTAGATATGGAATATCATAGAACTGAACATTCCATCCAGTTACAATGTCAGGATCAATTTCTCGCCATAGCCCAACGAACTTAACAAGCATGTCCTTTTCGTCGTCACATCGGATGTATCGTACATCTTTTCGCGTTGTGGTGAACTCGCCATGTTTGTATTTGGCATCTACACGACCACAGGCATAACCAAACACCCAATAGATTTCGTTATGTTTTAATGTGATCGTAGTTACGGGGCTCTGAGAAATTTCAGGATCTGGGAATCCATCTGTCGTATCAGTCTCAATGTCGATATTAACAATCGAAATTAAGCTCCTATCATAGTCAATCTCGCCTCGATATTCATCGCTGATATAGCAATAATTAAAGTTGTGATTGCCATGGATGGGAAAGTTGCCGACTTCCTTGTACTGTCTAATGAAGTCGCGTGTTTCTTTGATACCACCTGGCTTCATGCTGCCAACAGATTTACCATCCAATGTCTTGTACTTGGATGAGGTATCGGTAGGAACAAAAACCGTGGGCTGATATGGAATTTTTTCGGTACAGCGTTTTCCATCAACCACGCCGCGAAAGAGAATGTTGTCACCCAACACCTGAACATTTGTATAAAAGTTTTTCATGTATGTAGTATAGCAGTCTTGTGTCTGGTTGTCAATCGTCGCTCTCAATTGGAGTAAATGTTCTCTATTTAAGTGTGGGAAGTAATAATAAAGTTTTTGGTCCAGCCACACCATCGGGTGTGATTACATTGGCAAACTGAAATATCAAAACAGCTTGGGCTGTATCTTGCCCAAACACACCATCAACATCAAGCCCCACTTCAGTATTTTCAAAATGTTGTTTCAGGAACACATTTAATCGTTTTTGTAGATTCATTACTTCTACGCCAACATCAAACATATCAAGAACCTTTATTCGTTCTAGCCCTATAATATAACCAGAAGGATCTAATTCTAATACAGATTTATAATCAAATACAGGGCAGGATTTACTTGATACTTCGCAGTGCCCATGAAAAGTTACCTTACCTTCGTATTCAACATTAATTTGCTTACATAATTTTTGCAAAGTTTCATATTGATTTAATGTAAAGTTATGTTTATAAAGCCCATGAAGACAAATGGCAATCGTTCCAGTATTGTGCCCCTTTTGTGCTGCTGGAATTTTTTCTATGTCGCGACCAATCTGAAGTTCGCCACCCAACGGAATAAAGTAATGATACCCAATATCATCCCAGCCCCGGCGATAGTGCCATGCACGAATTATCTTAACATTACCATGATCTGGATTAGAAGACGCAGAGCAATGTAAAAATACTCGGTCAATTTCACGTTTTGGTTTAACAAACATATATTATATAGTAAAAAAGGAGGGCCGTTAAGCCCTCCTTTTTCGTTGTTTACTTACTCTCTGCCAAAAATTCCTTTTGGGCAGGAGAGTTTGTGTTAATGGAAATGACCCGAGGCTTTAGCTCCTCTGGAATGACGTTCTTCAAATGAACAGTCAAAAGACCATTCTTGAAGTCAGCTCCAGTAACCTCAATGGAATCTGCAAGATTCCATCGACGGTTAAAGTCGCGGGTCGAAATTCCCCGATGAATAACAGTCTCAGTATCCTTCTCAGGAATTTCGCCCTTTACCTCAAGGGTATTTTCCTTAGCCGTAACAGAAAGGTTCTCTTCTGAAAACCCAGCCAAGGCAATCTCAATCACAAAATCATTTTCGCCAACCTTGGCGACATTGTAATGAGGATAGCTCATCTTTTGGGTAGGGTTGACTGTGGTCTGGAAATCAACAAGCCGGTCGAACAGGTTGTCGAATCCGACGTTGAAGGGGTCTCGACGGAATTCGTCGATAACGGAGTCAAAAGTGGACGTAGTAATGCGTGTCATATCGCATCTCCTTGTATTAAGCAAGTTGCTTGGTTGTGAGTGGGCCCGTACATCGGCACCCTCTCGGTGTTATATTATAAATGTAATCTCACTCAATTCATAATGTATATACTTATATAGATGTATAGTTATTTAGTACCCGTAGACCCAAAACCACCATCTCGGTCAGTTTTTTTTGTGGGTTTTTCTTGGATTTCTTCTAGATGATAAAGCGGAGAAATTACCATTTCTCCCTGACAAATTCTATCATCGTTATTAATGATATAGTCTTTGCTACTTGTATTGGTCAATAGAATAAACACAGGCTCTACATAATCACTATCAATAATACCCTCTTGATTAACCAGAACCAACCCATGCTTTAATGATATTCCTGAGCGGGGATGAATGCGAACCGACCAACCCTCAGGAATATCAAAAATTAGATTGGTGGGAATTAGAACACGCTCTCCTGGGCAAATGTGAAAGGTGCCGTTTATGACAGTTCTAAAGAGGTGGGTATTCGCTGCTGTGTAAAACCCAAGAAGCGCACCGTCAATCAACGACGCATGAATATCAAAACAAGCTGAACCTTCAGTCGCAAATACAGGGGCTTGTGCTTCAGGAATTAGCTTATAAAATTTTAGCGGATTATGAGTGTATCGTTGCGATGTCAATTTATTCGTTTACCTATATTATATTTCGCTTGTAGATCCCAGTCGCCTTTGTCGCGATGGGAAATAATTTTAATCTGATTCAAAGACACTGTTGGCTCATTTGTTTTTTGGGAATCGGTTAGAGAAACCAACCCCCATTCAGCCAACAAATTGGTAATCGTATTCCTTCGTGCAAGGTCATTGTCATTAATGTTGGTGGGCTTTCCGTCTAAGGCAAAAAGCTCCTTGAAATGAACAATGTAATACTTGCCCTTTTTGTGTAGAATATGACAAGACTGGAATAGAGTTTTTTCTTTTCTGCTAGACACACCTATTCTAGTGAGTGTTTCGCGAACCTTCAAGAAATCATCATCTTCTTCTAACTCGACCTCTACTAGGTCGCCAATGTCAAGTTGAACTGCCTTTCTTAGTTCTTTGCTTTCTGTCATTTTTCAATCCACCCTTATCTAGATGTTCATGTATTAATGACAGTTGACTCCTTGTGAAAATATCTAAAACTTCTCTTGCCTTTTGATTGCTATACCCATAATATTCTTTAATATCATCTAGGTCTTTATTTTCTTCAGGTTTCAACCATCGGGAGAATCTTTTGTTCGCCCTAATGGTATTTAGAAGAAAATCATATTGCAACTTGTTATCTACATGTGATTTGGTGTTCATCTCACTTGCACACATCACCGTATCCAAGAAATAAGACAAAGTTCGATTCACCACAAACGGAAGATACTCGTCCTCCGTGAGGGTGTCTTTATCCATAAGATTGATTTTGGATTGATTGATCGACTTTAAAAAATCACCTAACTTTGCCATAGTTGCTGCTAGCCTTTTTTAAAACCTTTCCACACAAAATTCCAGCGGGAATTGAACCGACGAACCAAATGACCAAAAACCAAACTACTGACGATGACACCATATACTTATAACTCCGTAGAGATTATTACATCATAAAGAATAGGAATATCGTTATCCTTTGCAAATTGGTGTTCGACAAGAGTGCCCTTTCCCTTTTCCCATCCAGGGCAAAAGAAAATTGCATCGCACTTCTTGATGACCGCCAAGTCTGACGAAAGGGTATCTTCGTATGTAATCACACCATCCTCGTATGCCCACTCGTCATTCTCGATTGGGCAAAGAACCGCCCAACCCTTTTTCATAAACTTGATGGAAAAGTATCGCATGATGTTGCGATTTCTCCACCGTTTTTGTTCGCTCAATGTTCCGCCATCACTATATCGACCTGCAACATAGATGACCGGCTTCAATGTGTTGTCCGCGGGTAGTATTCCCATGTTATTATTTTCCTATTCCCGGTGGAGGCCATTGTGATCGTGGTGGAGGTCGTAATCGACGCCCTCGACGTATTCAAAGTAATCATCGTATACACCATACATTTTCTTAATTGCTTCTCTATGAATGTTTTGATATTCTAAAAACAGCAATTCCAATATTGCATCATATTGAATAGATTGGAACTCTTCACTTGTCAAAATTCCGTCTAGCGGGTCCAAGGCATCCTTGTTGAAACACACACGCGAAGCTGGCGCATGAATTAGGTTATGCTTAACTTCATCAAACCGGTTATATAGCCTTTCAATGATTTCCTTCTTGGGTGGGTTGTTCTTCAAAAATTCCAGATTCTCTTCTCGCTGAAGTCTCTCCCCTTCTAACCTATATTCCTTGTCTTCAAGATAAGTCATCTTTGATCGCCCGATGGCATAGTCAATTAAAGATTGGGGGGCGTCAAGGTCTTCTAACCTTTTAGCTTGGTTCCGCCAGCCTTGCTGCGCCCGATTTTCTTCTTCTTTCTGTCTTGAGATTGTATCCTCAACCAATTCATGGTCTTCCTTGTCTGTCATATACATGTTCATACCAGCATACTTGCTGTTGGCATATAGAGAATTTGACTCAAAGTCTATTTTTTTTCTGTTCTTCATGCGGGAGGATTAAACTCAAACTTCTTAGGATAAACATCATCGTTCTCCCGACACTTCTGATCTTCATATTCAGAAACCTTTCTGCGATACAACTCCAGTTTGGCACACTCTAGCACGCCAATCACCTCATTGTACTTTGCATAGTTGGGAGTGTGCCCCAACCACGCATTAATAATTTTGGTGATTGTGTAATTGAGATTGCCTGGATTAGTTATATCTGTTTCCTTATCGTGCGAAACAGACAATGCCTCCAGCAAGTCTTCAAGTTTCGGATCAAATTGCATTCGTGTAAATCTATCAATGTACGGCATTATCTGGCTCCCCTTTTTCTTATAATCGTTTTAGTTCGGGACTCTTCTCGCGCAACGAACATCTTCTCTTGAGCAATCGCCAGATCCATAATCTTCTTCTGGTCATCCCGATCCAAATTCAAAAACAGTTCACGAACAAAGGCGGTGTGATGGACCTTTCCAATCGTATAACACGGCCCGTTGATGCCATCAATTATATTTGCCACAGACGTTTTACGCACCACCCAGGATAAAGAGCGTGCAACGTCGTCTGGAATCCAAGCGAGGTATGCTTCCCTTGCAAGTTTTTTATTATGTACCGCCGTCTGCCTCTTCGATATTCCCTTATGCCCGATCATTGTTATGCGGCCGCCTTTCTGTTGGGGTTATTTTGCTTGGGTGTTACCCAGCGCAAATTACTGACGCTATTGTTGTGTTTATTGGAATCAATGTGATCCACAAAAGCCGTATCACGAATAAACTGTTTGGCCGATGCTGGAGTTCGTTTCCAATCTTTTTTTGAAATAGGAGGATACTTGTCAATGGGCCTAAAGGTTTCCATTACCATACGATGCACCGTGAGATTCACGCTACAAACAGTATCCCAATGAGGTCTCGTCGCATATTCATAATCTTCAAACAAATCTTTGGGAAATGTAAGAGCGACAGTTATATACCCATGCTTCGTCAAATGCAATCTCATCACCAACCCGTCCTTAAAACTTTTCCATGGAAGGGAAACTCGCCCTCCCCCCCTCTGTTTCACGCTCTTTATGCGGCCGTGATTAGAAACAAAATATCCAGGAATTTCCGTTCCATATCTGACTACCTTCTTCCACTTTTCTTTTGTTTTCATTTAAATTCCCCTTCTACCATCAGTTCAGTTAAACAAGCCACCAAGTTCAATTCTTGGTCAGCCGCAAACGCAGACTTGTATTGATAGTCTGCGAGAGTAATCACCGTCTGCGGAATTGCAGTCGGCTTGAGATAA